CTCTGTTGGAATCTCGCCATTTTTTATTTGCTTGATTATGGCGTTTCTTTTGTTCTTCGTTCATAGGCGCAGGGTAAACTCTCAAAACTATTAAATTGTTCAAGGCTATGCTGCCGGAGCAACCGCGAAACCAATCCCCTGATTGTAAGTGCCGTTGGAAGACGGACCCAGAGCGTAAATATGCGCCACGCTGTTGCCCCATCCGGTCGCGCCGATCTTCAAACAATCTTGAAGGATCACGCAACCGCCAGGCGCGGCATTCACCGAAAACGCATCGGTTATCGTCGTTGCGCCGATCGGCGTGTAGTTGATAAACTGACATCTCCGAAAATCAATACTCCGGTCCAATCCGTTGGCCGCAACCTTCAAAAAGAAAGGCGCGTCCGCGTCAGCAAACATCGGGAAGATGCAGTCATCGAAGACGTTGCGAGTTGCCGCGGTATCGCACTCAACATTTGCACAAGCCGCCGTACGACTGACTGTATCGAATCCAATCACGCAACCGCCGAAATAGTTTTCCGAACCTCCCGAAAGTTGCAGATCATACGAAGTCGCCGAATCCGCTGCAACAGCATTAGATACTCCCATATGACAATCAAGGAAAGCATTACGGCTCCCAGTAACCTTAACGCCCACCAAACCTGTCGCCGCGCTAGTCGTAATCTGAACATTGCGGAAACTGTTTCCCTGCCCTGATACCGTAAAAAACGGCGTAACGCTGGCAGTTGACGTAGTAATGCGCGCCCGACTCGAATAAGGAACAGGAGCTACATTTCCAATCAAATGGCAAAGGTTCTTACTCCAATCCAATACTGCAGTTTCCACCGTACCAGTACCTGAACCGGTACCTCCGGGAATTTGCACGATTGCTTCGTGACTGTTATCGGTCAAATCAGAATACGCTTTTGCAAGCGTTTTAAAGGCATCGTTGCGATTTTTTCCGCTTTGGGTGGTATCGTTGCCATTGGTCGGGTCCAGAAATACCATTTTGTTGATATAGGGAAGTCCGGCCATTGCCGCGATATCTTCAGCGAATATCTTGGCGCCCATTCTCAACGCCGGAATGAATTGACTTGCTTTTTTCATTGTGTTGGGTTCCCTCCGGCTCCTGAATGGTAGCCGTAGCTATTGCTCGTCAAACCGGAGGGATTGTTAATTGGTTAAAACTACCCGGTGATTCCGGTCATCTGACCCTGTCTGCGCGGATCGGTCGCGATGAAGTTACCGACATAATACAGGTGACCAACTTCTGCCGGTTGCTGGCTGGATCTCATAAGTCCGGACCAGTTGAACCCGCGAGGAATCGGTATCGCCTGCGCGCCTTCGATGTTTCCTTCGGAAGTGTTGAATTTCTGATAACCGCTCAAATCGATACCATAGAAACCAACAGCTTTTTCATCGAGAACGAACATTTTTTGCGCGGTGGCTTTGTCATCGGCGACGATCGGAGTGCCGCGATACCACAAGGCATCAAACCCGGTATCGCCTCTCAATGCATCCCGGCTCGAAATCTGGCCGGTGCGGGTAACCTGCGGATAACCGCTCATCTGGTAACCGGCGCGTACAGTCGGTTGCAATTGGCCTTCATACGCCGTCCAAATGGTAGGCGTGGTCAAAGCCACGCTGGGTTTAAACGAGCCATAAGTAACGCCGTTCCAAGCGGTTGACATGTCGCTCAATTCCAACGCACCAATACTGGCGGCGTAATACCCTTTCAACGTGGTATAGGTTGCGCGCGCCAATGTTCCGTATGTCGAAAAATTGGTCGCGTCATCCGCCGCGTTGTAGATCGAATCAAACGAACTGGCTCCGCTGCCAGCTCCCGTGCCGCCGTAGAAATAGCCACCCAGGTCATCGCTCAAATCCTGCGCGATGCTGTCCATTTCGGTCGCCAAAAGCTCCAAAATGCGCTGGTCGCCCTCATTGACGGTTTTTTCAATATCATCAATCACCACCGGCTTATGAATACGCTGGGGTTCAAATGACATCTTGACGCGCGTCGACTGGCGGTCAGTGTCCAATGTTCCGCCTACCGGCACAATTCCGCCCGTGGTGGATTTGGTGTATTTGATGATCACTTCCTTTTTGTAGCCGGAACCCCAAGTCTGGGCGTTGCCAAGGAAACGCAAAAGGCCGACGTTTCCTTCAAGAACGGTATCGAATACTTTTTTGACGATTGCTTCTCTGGTGACCGTGGTCACCGTTGCTGAAAATTCCATAAGTTTATTTCTTCGTGAACATTCCCTGAATCAGATCAAGTGCCGATCTGCTGCCGTGGATTTGCTGATAAGGAATACCTGCCGGCGCGGGTTGGCCGCCTTTTGGCGCTCCCACCGGGCTTGGTTGCCCTGCGGGCTTTCCTCCCTTGCCAAGTTTGGCATCCATAACTTCCCTATAAACGCCGTAAGCCGACTTCATCGCGTCAATCCCTGTGATCGGCAGATTGTGCCGCACCACGAATTGCGCGAATGCGTTTTTGTCAAATGATTTATCTGCTTTGGTCGTTTCATCGACAAATCCATCCCATTGTTTTTTCGCCTCCGCTTTGGTCTGCTCGCGGCCGTCGATTGTTTCAATGGCACGCTTTAAACCGCGCTCTTCAGCTAAAACCAATGCCTGCTGTAATTCCTCATAGGTTTGAGGTTTCCAGCCTTTTTGCATGTAAAAAGGTTTGTCTGCGTCAGGATTTTGTTCCGTTTTGTTAAGTTTTTCGAACTCTGACAATCTTTGCGATTTCTTCGTAAATTCCGGCAGCAAAGCGTCGTAATCGCTCGCTTTCTTTTCCAGTTCCGCCACCTGATCAAGCGTCAATTCCTTGTCGCCGATTTTGACGGTCTGCGGGGCGCCCCCTGCGCCTTGCGGATCGCCTCCTCCTCCTGGTTGGCCTCCTTCCGGGGCCGGATTTCCTTGCGGATCTCCGCCTTCCGGTTGGTTGCCCTGTCCTTCGGGAGCCGGCGCTCCAAACATACTTGGGTCTAAAACTGGGTCCATTTATTTGGTCGTAGCGATTGTTTTTTTGCGGCCTGATCGTTGTACGATTTCCGCAAACTACCTGATCTAAACGACGGTTATTTGATTCTCAATTAAACTGCGGCGGTCAATGCTTCCACTTGCGATTGCATCTCTTCTAATGTTTTCACCTGCTCCTCTTTTGGAAGCGCCTGGAATTCCGGACTGGCCGCGATCGTTTCCATTTCTTGCCTTAACGCGGCCACTTCCCCGGCTCTTTGATCCGGCTGCGCTCCCGCCGGCGCGCCTGCTTGTTGCGGTGTTACTGCCGCCAATGTTTGCCCCGCTTTCTGCAATGCGGCAATATCTTCATCGTTCAAATTAATGATCGAAAGCGGATTGGTCTTATACATGATGAACCGCTTGGCCACTTCTTGCGGGTTGTCATAGCCCTTGCCTTGCTCGAAATATGTCAATGGGTCGATCAACCCGTTGCGGGCATCCTCGGAGGCTCTCTCGGCCTTATAAAGCCGATCTTCAGGCATAATCTGGCCTTCGATCACGCGCACCTCCATTCCGTCGTCAAAGTCGTCTTGCATCAATTCCAAAGTTTCGATCGCTTTGTCTTTTCCCATCACTTTGATAAAATGCCGATCGGTATATTTGACTTTCATCAATTGGAATTGCCAGTTGTAGCTCTCGTAATAAAGCGCATCGATCAAATCAACCAATTCGTTCAATTTCTGGAAACTTTGCTCCCGCAATATGGCCCGGCCGGTCGCAGTTTCGTTTTTATTGGTTTCGCCGCGGAATTCAGCAGTCGCGCCCATCACATTGTCCACTTCCTGCGTGGAATGGCTCAAATCCTGCATTAAAAATCCGGGTAATTCCTTGCCCACTTCGCGGATCACGCCTTCTTTGACCCCTTCGCCGTACCAAATGCCTTTAGGATTGGCTTTGGCCCGCTGCGCGTCCTCCTTGGTGATGGTTGTCAATCGGGTATCAACTTTGATAATTCCGTTCATCATTTCGGCATTATCCGAAAATTGACGCTTGCGCTTGTTAATTTCGTCGTTTAAGGACGCCGCCTGCTCAATCAATGATGTGCCACCCACCGGGCTGTCATCGTCCTCGAATACGGTCCCAAAAATATAAGGCGCGTATGGTCGGTCTAAATTATTGTAAAAATAACTGTCATATTGATTTTTCTCCTGCGCTTCGGGCTGATTGCGATATTCGGTAAATTCCGGCTTTTTCAAATCCATCATTTTCGCCCGTTTGCGCTGTCCTGGAAGCTGGCCGATCTCTTCCTTTTCTGCTGGCAGCATTTTTACCCCTTGCCAATCCCAATATGGATTCTGCTCAACACCGATGATCATGTTTTGAAAGCGGTAAACCACAGTCTTGCCGTCAACCCAAACCTCCATGTATTCCACGCTTGGATTGTTTATGGCCAAATCCGTTTCCCGCCCCGCGTATCCGATTGAATTTAAAATCTTGTCTTTGGATTCCGGGAATTTTTCTCCAAACATTTCCAATAAATCCTGTGCGGTCGTGTTGATTTTCTCCATCCAAACCTGCACCTCGTCGCGGTTGGTCGCGTTAATCGGCGTAAAACGCACCTTTAGCGGATGCACCGGGCGCTCATCAATTCGCTGGCATTTTTCATCCCAAAATATCTTCAAAACGATCAACCGGCTGAAAAATAGCCACCGCAAGCCTTTCCGCAATTTCTTTTTAAGTTTGATTTCGCGATGCAAATCGATAAACGCGGTCTGCAAATTATTGGCGATTGTCTTGGCCTCCTCGGTTTCATTTCCGGGAATCACGTTTGGAGGCGTAGGCCGCCCGGTCAGATTGGCAATTACGCTCTCGGTGTCGATAAATATGCGATTATCAACGACTTTAGACCTTCCATTCGGGATATTGTCCGTCAATTCTTTGTGCTGTTGCCAAAGTTTTCGATTAGCGTCAAAATTTTTCTCGATTTTCACCCACAAATTCCCCGCCTGGTTCCAGTGGTTATCGATAAACTTTATCCATTGATCGTCTTCGAATTGGGAGTAGTCCATTGTTATATTTTCCCAAGAAACAAAAAACCTTGTCGTTTTAAGACAAAGTCGGGACACAAAATAAAGCTAAAATAGCTTAAAAGGGGACAAAGTGGAGCCGTCAAAAATCAACTCTTTTTTGTGATTGAATTTCTAAAATTGTTTTGGCCGATTTGCGATTTTGATCCATAGCGATCGCAAAATTGCGCGCGGCGGTAAAAATACTTCAGTTGCCGCGCCGAAAGCAAAATATTCATTTTTTCCAAAGTATGGGATACCTTGCCGTAATGATTGCCGCGCTCGCGGATTAAAACATAAATTGTATAAACCACATCGCTGTCAACCTCCCACTTTTTAGCAAACTCAATTAAAATTTCCTCTTGCATGGTATTAAAAATTGTTATTTTGGTTAAAAAGTTCCTCCAACGAATTCATCCGAAAACCGTCTTTTGTAACTTCAATGATTGGCTTTTTTGGATTCGATTCAGTTAAAAATCCGGACTTGCCCGCCCCGCGACTGCGTGCCAACCAGTAATAGCATTGCGCCAGCGCCCAGTGATTAAGTCCGCTGGCCGATTCCCAAACGTAGCGCTTGCCGCCATCGGGCGTGTCCACGATCACCCGCCGCATCGATTCCCAGTGCCTGATAAATTTTTCTAAAACTTCGCCCGGCACC